CATTGACGGAGTTTCAGCAACTTTAGCAGACGCAGGAGTGCCAGAAAGATTCAGAAGAGTTCAACCAAGAACCAAGATTTGGATGCCAGAGAACTGGACTGCTAGCGCCGGAACCTGGGAATACCTCGACCCAGTTAATATAGCAAACCAAAGCTATGGTGGGTATAACACAACTAGATACGAAAATCCTGTAGATCCTCAATTTAGATTTAACTTTAACACTCATAGATACTACGACCCATTAATGCAGTTCATGCAGAGAATGGCGGACGACCTTAACGATGATGTATACCTGATAAAGAATGCTAAAGGATCGACCTCCATGGTTAGTGGCCTAGGTTCAACTAATGATATACTATCTTGGACAGAAAATACCTCAACACCAGGATTTCAGGGAGCTGATTTATATTCTACATTGAAGTTTGATCTTTCAGCAGCCATTTCCTCTTTGAGGGGACCTGCCTATACCAAGGTTAATGTTAAGGCCATCTTGATGATGCAAGGAGAGTTTGAAGCAGGTAACACAGTGATTGGTGTTTATGCTAATCCTGGTGACATGGCTCAGGAATGGGATACTTGCTTCTCCGAACTCTTATATCCGCGACTTCAGGCAGATATCAAAGCAAGTCTTGAGACACCAAACGCCCCAGATATCCCTGTAATCTTTACACAGGTTCACAGTGAGCTACAGTCTGTGCAATTCCCGTTTGTCGCAGAAGTGCAAGCTCAACAGGCCGCAGCAGCAGCTAGACCAGAAGTTAATGCTTATTTAGTTGATGTTGACGGATTAAGCTTCACTGATGGGACGAGAGTCCACTTTAATGCTGAATCACTGACGACTATTGGTAATAAACTTTACGACAAGTATAAAGAGATTACTGAGTAAATCTTGAGTATATATTGACTAGAGGTGTCTAATGATTAACTTTAGCGAAGATGAAGTAGTAAGGGGATCAATACCATCTAATGAAATTTTATCCTCAATCAAGAGGAAAGATATTAATAGAAGGTATGGGCTCCAATTCCCATTTTTAAGAAATCAGAAAGGCTATTTCTCTAAAATGGCTGACACTGAAGTCGTTAAATCGAATCTTCGTCAACTTATCATGACTGAGCCCGGTGAGCGGTTAATGCTTCCAAATTTTGGATGTCCTCTTAAATCTTTACTCTTTATGCCACTGGACAATGAAGTAATAACAGAAATGAGAGAGAGGATCTTTTATTCTATAGATACCTACTTACCAACAGTTAAGGTTCTTAGTCTTAGAGTAGTCCCTTTAGATGAACTTGCTGGGAATGGGTTACCAACAATACAAATTACATTGATCTGTAAAATCAGAGACTCTTTAGATTCAACTTTTAATGTGAGTGTGACGATATGAATTTTGACGGAACAGTTGGCTCAGACTTCTTAAAAGCCGTAAGATACCCAGAAGAAAAAAAGAAAGATCTAATAGATTTTGCAGGAACAGACTTTAACACACTTAGATTAAATCTAATAGATTACATTAAGGCTGTCTATCCCTTAGACTATACAAATTTCGTTGAGTCTGATTTAGGAATGATGTTGGTTGATTTGGTGGCCTATGTGGGAGCTACCACATCAATGAAAGCGGATTACTTAGCAAATGAAAATTATCTAAGAACCTCTAGAAATAGAAATAATATTAAAAAATTATTAGAGCTAATTGGTATTAGACTTAAAGGTCCAATCAGTGCCGCAGCTAACGCCATAATTAGTTTTGAATCAAGCCCTTACATAGCCCAAGATGACGAGTTGTCAATACTTTTCGCTGACAGAGTAATACAAATTAGCTCCCCAGAAGACGGAGCACCCTTAACTTACACCTTGTATAAAGTTGTTAATGGAGTTGTAGATTTACCTAATTCTGAGGCTTCAATAACTCTTAATGAGTCAGAGGGAGTTGGATTTTCTTACAGCAGTCCAGGATCAGTTGTTCTTCACGATAATTTAGTTTTACTTGAAGGAGCATTAGTAAGAAAGACAGGAACTTTTGGAAGCTATACTGGTATAAAAACGGTGAGTTTAGATACTAGTCCTGTAGTAGAAGGATCTGTTCAAGTTTTTATTGAGGGCACTTCTCAAACTAGTGGAGTCTACACCAATGTAGAAAACATCTACTTTGCTTCAGGAGGCAGTGCAAAGATCTTCCAAATAGTATCGGATGATGATTTCAAAGCAAACGTAGTTTTCGGGGACGGACTAATTAGCACCTCACCAGCACCTGGGGACAGATACACAATCACCTATAGAGTCGGAGGAGGAGCAAGAGGTAACATCAATCCAGAGGTTATCAACGCTCCTATAACAGTAACAAACTTAACTCAAGGAACTACTGCTAATGGGACGCTTGAAAACTCTAGTAAAGCGACGGGTGGCTCTGACGCAGAGACTGTAGAACATGCTAAAAAGTATGGTCCTCTATCTTTTAGGCGACAAGATAGAGTTGTTACTTTACATGATTTTGATTCTTTTGTTAACAGCTTTATATCTTCATACGGCTCTATAGGTAAATCTGTGGCAGCTACAAGGAGAGCTTACTCATCTGCAAATATAATTGACGTGTATGTTTTAGAGAAAGCCTCTGATTTACAATTAAGAAAAGCTACGCCTACATTTAAGAAAGAACTCATAGAAGCATTAGAACCGAAGAAAATGCTTACTGACGAAATTGTAGTTGTAGATGGTTTAATAAGAACAATTGATTTAGTCGTTACTGCTAGAATTGATAGAGAACTTAGAGAAAGCGCAGAAGCAATAAAGTTAAAAATCAGAGAGCGAATCTTAGAGTATTTTAAAGTCGATAATAGAAATTTCGGACAAGCCCTTGAACCATCAGACATCTCTAGACAGGTATTCCAAATACCAGAAGTCATCTTCGCCACAGTCGATAACTACCCAGAAACTGTCCTCATTGATTTTAATGAGATAATTCAGTTGAATAACTTAACAATTAACTTAGTGAGAGTTTGATGACATCACAGAGATTTAATGCAACAAAGAGGAAGTTCTTCAATAGAAATTTTTCTGAAGTAATAGAAGTCTTCTTACCAGATCAGTATGTTCAATCAGATTTGGATATTTCTGGTGTTGTTGTAGATCCTTCTTTAGATGTTATTAAATCGCATGTTGAGATAGCAAATAACATTCAATCTATTCGTCCATTATCTGCTGGTGATAAGTTTACCTTAAATAATTTTGCTGGTATAACGCCTTTCTTTATTAAGCAAAATAACTTTACCCGAATTTCATCGGAAGAATTTGATAGACATATTTTAAATCCTCTAGGTTATTCATTTAAAGATTTTGACTCAGATAAAGAATTTAGAGCAGCTCTAGAGACAAATATTATACCATCAATCCAAACTAATTACCCGCAAGAACCTTTTGCTAACGCTTCTGGTATAGACGAATTAACTTACAGACTTGGGTGGTTTTATTTCTTAGCTGGTAGTTCTACATATAGCTATCAGCCTTCTTCTACTGTTGTCGATTACTTTGTAGATCACCTTTATAAGGGCGTCAACTTAACTGTAGCAGATGGTATAAACGCTTTAACTACATTCATTTGGAACAATCAAAATTCTCTTTCTGCTTATATACCAACTGATTTCCTATCAGGAACAGCTACCTACACGAGCGGAACTCAAAGCTTAGACAAACTAAAAACCTATAATTCAATTCTTTATTCAACAGACTACTTAAATCTTAGTGATAGTAAAGTTAAAGATGCTTTTGATTTATTTAGCCAAACGCAGGAGTATTATAATGATACTGTATCTAATGGCCCATTCTGGAGATTAGTAAAAGCCTTCTCTTACGCTTTCGCAGACTCTCAAAATGAAGTAAATCAGATAGAGACCTTATATGACCTAGAGCAGTGCCCAGACTACCTGCTTCCAGAGCTAGCAAAACTTATTGGATGGGAGTTAATAGGATACGATCCCATAAAATGGAGATTACAATTAGCAAACGCAGTTTCCATATACAAAGCGGCAGGCACTAAGAAGAGCATTGTAACCGCAATAAATAGCGTATTTACTCCGGGTGTTGTTGACGTGTCTGGGAACATTCAAGAATTATGGGAATCATATATTCCTTTCTTGATAATGTATTCCCTAGCAACAGAGTCCATCCACTTTAAAGATTATTCAACTTGGACTCCCGATAAGGCTGTTCAGCTAGGCTTATTTGATTTTGATTTTACTAATTTTGAAAATAACATAAAGTTAGCAGTAGATAAAATATTAGTGATATTATTCCAAGAATATCCCGATCATTTTAGACTAGCAGGCAAACCATTCCCAGTAAACTCATCATCATTTGTCTTTAACTATAGGAATACCGACTACCCTATTCCACCATTTGAAGAAATCCCCTACTACGTTAACTGTGATATTAGCAAGCCCTTCTTACTGAGATTAGCTGATTTGCTAGTTTGCTTTGGAGTTCCTAGCGAGTTTGCTTTAAAGGTTAGAGACTATATTGATGTAAATACGATATCTACAGTCGATGAAGCCTATCAAGATTACTCAGAAAATAATGGATGGTTATTCTTTACTCTAACACATCAACAAGCACCTAACTGGGATTCAATAGTAATTGACCCAAGAAATCAAAAAGAAAATTACCTATCTTTGTGGAATGGTAAATCATCTCACTATAAACTAAATTTTGAAGCTGCTGCCTTCGATTTCTCAAAAGACACTTTTGAGGTAGACTCTAGACTAGCAATTTTAACTGCAAATAGACTAGCAGACATTTTCTCACCAGCAAAAGCTATTAAAGATTCTTCTGTATTCCTTAGAGATACAGATTTTTATTCTTACGAAGATCTGATTAATCCAGATATTTATTTAGATAAAGGGGATGAGCTTTCTGGCGATGTTTCTTCGATTGTGCTTTCTAATACAGAAGTAAGAGCAATGGACCTGCTCGCAGGCGCGGCTGAGTTCACCGGAGGCCGGTCTTCATTTGCGACCATAGTTAACACAGAACTTTCCTCAGCATCAACCATAGTATCATTAAGAAACAGCTACAGAAGGCGTGGATTACACAATAAACTAAACATCGCAGGATTCTACGACAGAACCGGATTTAACCAGCCCTCCTTCAACGAAATGCTCCCAGAGAGAGGAGTAACCTATAAGTTCTTTACATATGATTACTACAATAACCCATTCCTAGCCCTTAACCCAGTTAAGGGATTCGCACCAGACTATGATCAATATAATTCTATAAAAGCTTTATTACCAAGAACAATTGAAAGAGTGTATCTGCCAATGGCTAGTGCTTACGCTGGTGGGGGCGCTACTGAAGCTTTTGATTTTACAACTATCGACAGTATCTTGGATGGAGTCTCAGGTAGAAACTGTCAAGCTACATTAAAATTCTACGTCGATCATCCTAACTATATTAATATTGAAACTAAGGAAGTTTACGACGCGGCAGACGCATTTACTAGGAAGCCTAAGTATTACGGACTACCTGCATTCTTAGAAAATCGTGGAATAGGCAAACAGTCTTATCTAGTTCCGCTTAGAGATGGTATAGAGTATGGCTTGTCTGGTTATGAAACCGGATTACGAAGAAATAGTGCTATTTCTGGTATATCGGTGGATTATTCTAATACTCTGTTCCTAAGTGCGTGTTCTGCGCTAATCATGGAGTTGGGTAATGTTTATGACGGAGACCCTAGAATAGCACACATTGAGGTAGGGTTCTTAGGACATAAAGGAAACTGGTCTAATGCTCTAGCTTATGACCATAGTGTAGATCGTTATACCTTCCCAAGAAAAGCTCCTGTGGAGTCTATAAATTTACTAGTTAGTGCATTTGATGAAGCTTTTGCTATAACAAAAATTTCTGGTAGGTATCTTGATACGTTAGACAATGAGTTGGAAACTACAAACAGAATACTACCTATTAGGCCAACAGCATTAACTTCTGTAGATGTTGATGTAGGTCTCAATGACACTAACTTTACTAAAACTACTTTAGGTCGTAGCTCTGGCTATACACAAATTCAACAATCATTCTATGGGGTCGCTGATAACTATCTCACAAAAATGAGAGTAGCAGAAATTGACCCACTAGAAACACGATTTTGGAATGTTTTTAGAACTAGAGGAGCTTCACTAAGTTATCAAGACTTGGGAGATTCTTTACTAGTATTTAAGCCAAGTATAATATCGTTTGATGATGGTTATCTAGAATTGGATAGAATTCGACGTATTCCTGAATACGCTAATCCTATCCTCTACCAAAGACAATTAGAATCAAACATTGCTATGGGGTATAACTTCCACATACAGTTTGCGTATCTACCAAATATTGTTTTTGATGATCAGTTCTTCTTTGTTAGCGTTAGCATAGGAAATAATGGAGTCGCACCTTTTTATTATAACTGGCCGATCATACTAACATTTACTGATGGAACTACTTTCTTAGACATACAGACTCCTTGGGATTTACGAGAAGCAACCCCAGGGAACAAAGGTTACTTCTACTATGTCCCAGTTAATCAACTAAAAGCTACATTCTCAACCCCTTCAGATCTTACAGTATTACTAAGTGTCCGTAGACCAGAAAACTTCATTAAACCAATTCAATTCGCAAACCAAGAACAAATTTTAGGAACTCCCTATGTTACTCTAGGTTCTTTTAATTTTGTGAATAGAGACGAGCTTGAAGTTATGGGACAGAATGCTTTGCCTTTAGGATTCATCCCCTCAGCACTAGATTTCGCATCTGTCTCTGCCGATTGTAGCGGCCTTAACCAATTAGTCCCTCCAGTCTATGACAGATGCGCCTTTAACTCATCAGCTAGTTATTATGGTTATAATGTATCTTCAACATTAAGACCCCGAGGTTATTTGGGTCTTACTACATCTAGAAACGACCTGTTCTTGTTAGAAGCAGAAACCTATGTAGATAGAGAACAATTAGATCCATTTATGAGGGTTATTCATAAGGTGGAGACTGGTAAGATACACAAAAAATATGAAAAGCTTGTTAATGATAATATCATAGATTATGCGAAAAGACTCCGACATAACAACGTAGTAGATGAGTTAGTAAACAAAGAGATTAACTGTAGCGGGTTGTTCCTAAGTTCTATTGAAGCTTACGAGAACTCTGAATTTGGAAAGAAGATCCACAAGCTGTTCAATCTGTATACCAGTGCGTTTAACAGACATCCTACACCCTATAGCCCAACACAAAACTTTGGGCAAAATATTTACGCACACGCATTTGGAAGTATTCTCGAAAACAGCGATTTTGAGAATCGTGGCCCAATTGCAACTCAATATGATACTTACACTGAAGTCACTACCAATCCAAAAATTTTAGATCTCTACAGCTTCTACTTCTCAGGAAGTCCAGGATCTTTAGCTAGTTATCAGACTAGAACAGAGAATAATCCTAGTGCGATCATAGCATCATCCACTTTAGTCCCTCAAACTATTGAACTCATTAACTCTTCAATAATAAACGGAGTGGACATAGTTCATACTTCAGCAATCTCAATTTATAATGAGTTTGTGATATATGATTTACAGCAACAAGAAAATAATAACTACATCTTTAATAATGCGTTGCTAAAGATGAAATCTACTGTAGGATTACCTCGAATTAGATTTAGAGTTAAGGGCTCAGATTTATCAGATACTTATGATACTTTCAGAGCTAACAACTTTTTATGTCCCGAGCATGATTTCAAATTAAGTGTTCGGGCTCTAGCCGCCACAGAAGATGCCACTGAATTTACCGATGCCACTCTAGGTGTTTGGATTCATACTGAGGTAGAGAACGGAGACCAAACTTGGCACTATGGCGTCGATGGTAGGTGGCACCTAATAAAAACAACAGAGTTACCAATATCCAGAATTTTATCTGAGCTAACTCATAAAGCAACGTTTGAGCGCACGCCCAGATCAACCTCAGGTAATCCACTTCAGTGTCTTGATCCAAATGTGGCTTTCCCAAGACAAACTTTCTTGAGTGGAATAGGCGTCTTTAATGAAGACGATTTCCATACGGTTGAGTTCAAATTCAACACAAGAAATTATTGCAATATAAAAACTCCTGAAGAATACTTCAAGCATGATGAAAAAGTCCATAGATTTGATCAACACTATGTTATTGAAATATTCATGTTACCTGAATATCAAAATATAGATAGATTTATACTACTTGATAATGTAGATCTAAGAGATGAAACTATCTATGATATGACTAGAATAGATGTTACAGGAACACCAACTGGGCATAAAAAGACTCCGTTATGTGATATTTATCACGTTGATTTGAACCGAGAAGACATTAGATCAATATTAAACTACTATAACTCAGTCGCAGGTAAGGGTAGATTTGTAGGGAAACTTGGTAGAAGTAAGTTTGAAAGCTCTGGGTTAAATTTACCTTCAGGTGGTAGTAGATCAGATTATCGACTTAATCCTAGTAACACGACCATCGGCAGAGACGGACAAACTGGGAACTTTACTCTAGTAGATTTTAGTAACTAAGGAATTGTAATGATTAACGGTATAGTTGAAATATTTATAAACGATAAAAAGCTCTCAGAGGAGTCCAACATGATTATGGACAACACCGGAGAGTTGATTGTCGATATGTTAACTATGCAAAGGGACATCGCTAAGATCCCAACAGCATCTAGCATTCTAGATACTTCTAACTTCTCCGTTAGAGCTGCGTCCCTAGGAAAGGATGCTCTTGGCTACAGTCATCACGCACATTCTGATCTAATCAACGTAGATGACGGTATTATCAGAGTAATATCATACAGAGATTTCTCCTTCTCCAGCTACCAGACGAGTGCGTTCGGTTTAGCTACTAATACGCCTATCTTACCACAAGCATCTCACCCCAAGATGCAAAGACTTGAAGATAAATCCACAGCAGTTAGTGGACTGTTTGATTACGGGCACAATCCAAACCAAATCCTAAGCAGCGTTAAGTTTGGTTGTTATGCGCCTACAGGCACAATAGATCTATTCCTGGTGTCGGGGTCAATTAGCCCTGGGGAAGAGCAGAGCAAAGTTTATGCTTCTGCAACGATTACAAACAACGCAGGATTAAATACATGGACTAATCCATCAGCCATAGACTCTAGAGGATTTATCATTAACACGACAAGCTCTATGCAGCAGGGCAAAGATTTAGAA